GCAGGCTCGGATTAATCGCTTGACCAAGAAAATGCGGGATGCGCAGCGCCGAGAGCAAGAAGCGCTGTCCTATGCCAAGCAGGTTCAGGCGGAAGCGGAACAGCTTCGCACGCGCATGACGCAAGTCGATCAGGGCTATCTGCACGAGTATGGCAGCCGCCTTGCGACGGAAACGCAGATTGCCGAAGCGGAGATGAAGCGGGCGGTTGAAATTGGGGATTCGGCCAAGGTTGTCGAATCCCAGCGGCGACTTGCACAGCTATATGCTGCGGCGGACAAGTACAGCACGGCCAAGCAGCAGCAGGAGACGTATGCCCAGCAAGTGAAGGCTGCCCAAGGTGCGCAGATCGCACCGCAGGAAGCGCCGCAACAACCGCAAGTCAAACGTCCGGACCCCAAAGCGGAAGACTGGGCGCAGAAGAACTCGTGGTTTGGGCAGGACGAGGTCATGACCTTTGCCGCCTTTGGCATCCACAAAAAACTCATCGAAGACGAGGGGTTTGACCCGAGCAGCGATGAGTATTATAGTGAACTGGATCGGAGGCTTCGAACGGAGTTTCCGCAGAAACTTAACGGGTCCAACAAGCGTGTCGCGCAGACGGTCGTTGGAGTATCCCGCGCCAACTCGGTAACTACCCCTGCGCGCAGTAAAAAGGTTCGACTCACCCCGACCCAAGTCGCCGTGGCTAAAAAATTGGGTGTGCCGCTGGAACTTTATGCAAAGTATGTGAAGGAGTAAGACGATGTCTGAAGCAGAAAACGGCTTTCAGGGCATCGACCGTGCCCCTCGCGCCAGCAAAACCCGCGAAAAAACGGCCCAGCGCCGTCCGTGGGCTCCTCCGTCTACCTTGGATGCTCCCCCCGCGCCGGAAGGGTTTAAGCATCGCTGGATCAGGGCAGAAGTGCGTGGTTTTGATGACCGCAAGAACATCTCTGCCCGGCTTCGAGAGGGTTACGAACTTGTTCGCAAGGATGAGTATCCCGATTTTGAAGCTCCAGTGATCGATTCGGGGAAATATGAGGGTGTCTTTGGTGTGGGCGGCCTGCTTCTCGCTCGCATCCCCGTCGAAACGGTCAAACAGCGCAATGCTTACTATGCTGACAGGAACACCGATCAGCTAAGGGCCGTGGACAACGATCTGATGCGCGAGAACGCACACAACACCATGACGATCAACAATCCTGATCGTCAATCTCGTGTAACCTTTGGAGGTTCGCGTCGCGCATGACGCGCCTCCCTGACGACGGAGAATGGAAATGGCTAACGCCGAAACTTCCTTCGGTCTTCGTCCGGTCGGACTTGTGGGCAGTGCCACCAACAGCACTGGCCTCACCACCTATGAGATTGCCTCGAACAACACCAACGCGATCTTCCAGTTTGGTCTTGTGACGCCCACTGCCAGTGGCGTCATCGACTTTGCTGGCGCGACCTCTGGTGGCACGACGGCGGCTCTCGGTGTTCTGATCGGCGTGCAATACGTTGACAACGTCACGAACAAGCCTGTCTGGAAGAACTACTGGCCGGGCTCGGGTAGCGTCAGCGTCAACACCAACTACCCCATCAAAGCCATGGTCGCGGACAGCCCCGACCAGCTTTTCGTGGTTGCCGCCGACGCTTCCCTGACCAACCGAGCCACTGCGCTCACGGCGGTCTTTGCTAACGCTTCTCTCGGCACCTCTGCGCGTCTGGGTTCTACGGCTACCGGTCGTTCGACATCGCAACTCAGCGTCTCGTCGATTGCGGACACCGCCACGCTCGCGCTGCGCATCGTCGGTCTGGTGGACGACGACGCGAACGACGATTATGCGGCCGCTGGCGCGCATCTTCTCGTTCGCATCAACGCCCACTTCAATGCAGCCACTCGCCGTTTTGATTCGCAGACCACTGCGGATTCGACGGGCGTCTAAGGAAGGGATCTGAAAAATGCCCATTTCGCGCGCACAACTGGCGAAAGAGCTGGAACCCGGCCTAAACGCGCTGTTTGGTCTGGAGTACGACCGCTACGACAACGAGCATTCGGAAATCTTCGAGCAGGAGTCTTCGGACCGTGCCTTCGAGGAAGAGGTCATGCTCGGCGGCTTCGGAACAGCTCCCGTCAAGAACGAAGGTCAGGCGATCTCGTTCGACGACGCGCAAGAGACCTACACGGCTCGCTACACCCACGAGACGATTGCCCTCGCTTTCTCGATCACCGAGGAAGCAATCGAGGACAACCTCTACGACCGTCTCGCGGCTCGGTATACCCGTGCTCTTGCCCGTTCGATGTCCCAGACCAAGCAGATCAAGGCTGCGGCCATCCTCAACAACGCCTTCTCCACTGGCGCTTCTGCCATTGGCGACGGCGCCGCGCTCTGCTCGGCTTCGCACCCGACCCTCACCGGCAACAAGAGCAACATCCTCGGCACACCGGCGGACCTCAACGAAACGTCGCTTGAGCAAATGCTCATCGACATCGCTGGGTTCACCGACGAGCGTGGGCTCAAAATCGCCGTTCGCGGCATGAAGCTCATCATCCCGAAAGAGCTTCAGTTCATCGCCGAGCGTGTCATCAACTCGAATCTCCGTCCGGGGACCGCGGATAATGACATCAACGCAATGAAGTCGATGGGGATGCTTCCGGACGGGGCGGTGGTCAACCACTTCCTCACCGACCCGGATGCGTTCTTCATCAAGACCGACGCTCCCAACGGGTTCAAATACTTCCAGCGCACGCCCATCCGGACGGGCATGGAGGGTGATTTTGACACTGGGAATATGCGTTTTAAAGCGCGAGAGCGTTTCAGCTTTGGAGTGTCTGACTGGCGTTGCGTGTTCGGGACCGAGGGCGCTGCCTAATAAAAACAAGGGCTGGCGCTTTGAGTACGTCTAGGATAATCTCTTTGGACACTACCTCCCTGTCGACCAAACTAGGCCCCTGCGTAGCGGGGGCCTTTCTTTTTGTTTTGCGGCGGTGTATGCTTGCGCATCCCTGACGGCATCCCGCCGACACTAGCCACGACAGGAGATCTCAATGGCTAATACGACCTTCTCGGGTCCCGTCCGTTCTGAGAACGGCTTTCAGTCTGTCACCAAGAGCGAAACGACCGGAGAATATGCGGTCGAATCGACCTATGGCACGCGCCCGAACTTCCGCACTGCGGTCAACAACGCGCTCCTCAACACTGGTGCGGCTGTCACGACGACGCTGACGCGAGATCAATCTGGCACGATTTTCACGATTGATGGCACGGACGACATCGTCGTTAACCTGCCTGCTCTCAGCACGGCCAACGTCGGCACGACGTATGAGTTCATCGTTACGACGGCGGTTGGCGCTGCGAAAACGGCAACATTTGTTCTTCCGGGTGCGGGCGTCTCGAATTTCTATGGTGCGCTTCAACTTCTTGGCGGCGCTGCGGCTAACCCCGCGAGTGATGTTGCTGGGGACACGCTGACGCTCCCGAACTCGACTGTGGTCAACAGCCGCGTGAAACTGACTTGCATCACCGACGACGGCACCAACTCGATCTGGAAGGCCGAGACGCTGACGAGCCCGATTGCGACCATCGCCTGATAGGAGGGTCAAATGGCTGGATCTGACGTAAAGGCGAAGTACATCGAGGCGGACACGGTTGCTGCTGACGCGGACGGGGTTTGCCAATCGCAGACCCCGGCTGCGGGCGGTGTGCAGAATCTGACCATCAACGGCGCGCTTTCTTCTGGCGGTGTGGCGACTTTTGTGGCGGCTCGTCTGATTACGATTACGTCAGCGGGCGCAGACAGTGGTCGTACGTTTACGGTGACGGGGACTGACGTCAACGGCTCGGCACAGACGGAAACGATTACGGGCCCAGCGACCACCACGGTTACGGGGACGAAGTACTTCCGAACGGTGACGCAGGTGAGCGTGGACGCTAACACCGCGGGTGCGATTACGGTCGGCATGGCGAACAGCGCGGCAGACGTCATCTTTGCCGGGCGGGTTCGGGTGAGGGGTCTTTACTTCGTCCACGCGGCGGCTGCGGGCACGATTGCCGTGCGCAACGGCGGTGCTTCGGGCTCCATTGGTGTCCAACTTGGAACCGTTGCCGACGCAAAGGTGATCTCTGACGTTCAGATGCGCGATCAGGGCATCTTGTTTCCTGACGGCGCCTATGTTGCCTACGCAGCTAACGCCCCAGCCTTTACGTCTGTCACGGCCTTCTTCGCGTAAAAGGGGTCCAGCATGGCTCGCGAACTATCGTCCATCAGTCGAATCGGGCGAACGGAGCCCTTTGAGTTGCAGGTCGGCCGTGGCCAAAGGTGACATGCCCCCTCGCAACAAGAAGAACTTCCGGCCCACAAAATCAGGGGCTGGGATGACGGCGGCTGGGGTAAAGGCATACCGTCGCAAGAACCCCGGCAGCAAGTTGCAAACGGCCGTGACGGAAGACAGCCCGACTGGCAAGCGCGCTGCGCGGAGGAAGAGTTATTGTGCGCGGTCTGCGGGTCAGATGAAGGATTTTCCGGAGGCGGCCAAGGACCCAAACAGCAGGCTTCGTCAGGCGCGACGGAGGTGGAAGTGCTGACGGCGCTTTACATCGACGAGGAGCGGAAGATTTGCGACGAGATCCGCGCTTGGTCGGCCTATGCTCTTGAGGTGCCGAACCCGTACTTTGCTGGGCTTCCTGCGTGCCCGTATGCACGATCCGCGTGGCAGAACGACCGTGTCGCCATTGTGTTCAAGTACGGCGGGAACCAAGCGTTGTATTCTGTTCTGGCGGCGTTTGATGACAGTTTCGACCTCGTTATTGTCGTCAACCACCACGAGCGTCAGGAGCCTGACGTCTACCACGAGTATCTTGACCAACTGAACGTCGCGATTTCTGAGGGTGTTTTTGGTCATCGCGACTTGTGGGTCATGGGTTTTCATCCGGACGATGGCCGGAATGAACTTGTGGACGACGGCACGTTTGAGCCTGTAACGGACACGCGCTACTCCATGATCTTTGTCCAACGCCTGTCAAAGATACAGGAAGCGGCAGACAAGTTGAAAGAACTGGGCTATTATGACCAGTATCTCGAAGAGTATGATGCCGCGGAACTCTTCGAAAAGCGGGCGGCATTTTACAGGAGACTGAGAAATGGCAATGAGTCCTCGTAAGAAGATGGCCATGGGCGGCGATGTCGGGAAGAAGAAGCCCGTGAAAATGCGCGGCGGCGGCATGGCGATGAAGATGCGCGGCGGCGGCATGGTCAACAAGATGCGCGGCGGCGGCATGGCGAAGAAGGAGAAAATGTGATGGCTACTAAAAAGGACTTGGACGCCTTCCTGAAGAAGAAACGGAAGAAGGTAAACGCCATTTCACGCGGCCGCGCGGCAAAGGGCGCTCGTGAAATGCTTGAACAGAAGAAGGTTCGGCAAAGCTCCGAGGCGCAAACGCGCTTTCAGGGTGAAGAGCATGAGAAAGAGATTCGGTCGCGACCGGTGCCGATCCCCCCGCCTCGCCCGGCCCGCTCTGTCCCTATCCCCCCGCCTCGCCCGGCCAAAATGGCCAAAGGCGGTACTGCCAAGAAGGACAAGAAGTAATGGCAAAGGATGCGTGCTACCAAAAGGTCAAGGCGCGTTACAAGGTCTTCCCCTCGGCGTACGCATCCGGCGCCATTGCCAAGTGCCGCAAGGTCGGGGCATCCAATTGGGGCGTTTCGCAGGGTCCGCGCAAGCGCCCTGTTTTGAAAAAGGCTCAGGGCGGTGCAATTGCTCGCGGTTGTGGTCAGGTTCTGGAAGAACGTCGGAAGGTTACGAAAGGCATCTGATGGCTGTTCGGAAGACAAAGGCCGGGGCAAACCTCAAGCGTTGGTTCAACGAAAAGTGGACTGATGTTCGGACGGGTAAGCCCTGCGGCAGACAGGAAGGGGAGTCTCGTGGCACCCCTTACTGTCGGCCGTCTCGTCGTGTAAGTTCCGAGACGCCTAAGACGTCATCTGAAATGACCGTTTCAGAGAAGAAAAGCCGGATTGCGCAGAAAAAAGCACTGGGGCAACCGGCGGGATCTCCACGGCGTGTTGAGTCGTTGCGGAGGAAGAAATGACCGTATCCGGAACAAAAACCTTCGAACTCGACGTGACCGAGTACATCGAAGAAGCCTACGAGCGTTGTGGCTTGGAGGCGCGGACCGGGTATGATCTTCGGACGGCCAAACGGTCGTTGAACCTGATGCTGAACGAGTGGGCTAATAGGGGCATCAACCGTTGGACGATTGCGCAGACGACGCAAGTCGTCACTACCGGGGTGGCATCGTACAGTCTTGGTGCGGATACCATCGACATCCTGTCCGCCGTTGTTCGCAGCAGTGGGACAGATTACTCTTTGGACAGGATCAGCCGGGATGATTTCCTGACCATCCCGGACAAGTCGATGCAAGCGCGCGTCATGCAGTTCTACGTTGACCGCCAGATTACGCCTACACTCAAGGTGTGGCCGACGCCCGATAACAGCACGGACACCATCATCTTTGACCGCCTCGTGCGTATGGATGACGCTGCGGCGCAGACCAACACGCTGCAAATCCCCTTCAGGTTCTACCCTGCGCTGGCCGCCGGTCTGGCCTATTACATCTCGCTCAAGAAGGCCCCTGCCCGCACCGAAGTGCTCAAGATCCTCTATGAAGAAGAGATGGCTCGCGCGATGGAGGAAGATCGCGACCGCGCGTCGTTCATCATCCAGCCGAGTGTCGCTTATAGCAGGGGCATGTGATGGGCAAGTTCGCGTCTGGCAAATATGCTTACGGCATCTCGGATCGGTCCGGCTTCCGTTACAGGCTGAACCGGATGAAGAAGGAGTGGACGGGCTTTCTTGTTGGTCCTGACGAGTATGATCCGAAGCACCCGCAGCTTGAGCCGCGGCGCCGGGTTTCCGACCCGCAGGCGCTGAAGGACGCGCGGCCTGACGTGACGGAGCCGTTGTTTGTCTTTGTGGGCGTTCCTCTGGTTGAAGACCCTAATCTCGGGCCTGTTTGGGGCGTGGGCCTTGTCGGCTCCGTTACGGTGAGGACGACATGAGCTTTACCTACGCGCAACTGAAGCAGGCGATTCAGGACTACACGCAGAACACGGAGACGACCTTCGTGAACAATCTGCCTGTGTTCATCCGCATTGCGGAAGAGCGCATCTTGAAGAGCGTGCAGTTGAGCCTGTTCCAGAAGAATGCCACGGCCAATGCCACGGCGTCAAACAAGTATCTCGCCTGTCCGCCCGACTTCCTTGCGCCGTATGCTCTCAGCTTTGAGGTCACGGGTTCGAAGACGTTTGTCGAGTTCAAGGACGCAAACTTCGTTCAGAGCTACAACCCGAATGGTTCGACGACTGGACTTCCTAAGTACTATGCCCAATTCGACGTCGACAACTTCATTCTGGCTCCGACGCCTGCGTCGAACTATGTAATGGAGTTGCATTACCTCTACCGCCCCGCCAGTCTGACTGCGGGTGCGGAGGGTGGCACAACTTGGCTCAGTGAGAACGCCGAGTTGACGCTGCTATACGGTTCGCTTGTCGAAGCCTACATCTTTATGAAGGGTGAGCAGGACATCATGGCGATGTACAATCAGCGTTTCCAAGAATCGCTTATTGGCATCAAGCTGCTCGGGGAAGCAAAAGAGCCCACCGATCAATATCGGACGGGCATGGTGGTGAGGCCAAAGCAATGATGCCCGGAGCGTCGATGGAACTGCCGCGCTATGCGCAACTGGTGACGGTCAACACGACCTCGAACCGTGGTTTCACGCCCGAGG